AGTCCTACACCGGCAGCGATGGCACCGGGCCAGCTGCGTACTCAGTGAAAGGTCAGCCCACCAGCGACCCCCTGAGCAGCTACGTCGCGGGTTCCGTCTACAACCACGGCAAAGCAGACACCGTTGCCTTCTTCAAGAAGACAGCAGCTGAAGAGGCAGCAAACGGTGGCCGTTTGAATCCTGACTTTGAAGAGAACTGGTTTGCCCGTGCTGCCGACATGGCACAGGGAATGAAGAAGAGCGACGTGACCAGACAAGAGGGCAACTTCTACCACGTAGACGTTCCTGATGAACACGTCGCCAACATGTTGGATTGGGACAAGCCACTAGCCCAGCAGCCTGATGCAGTGCAGGGAATGGCACGCGACTATCTGAAGTCAAAGGGCTATCTGAACCCTACAGACAACGGGCCAAGACAGCTGACCAACGCCTTCAAGGCATACACCATGGAAGTTGGCGGAATTGGTGACGGTGACTCTGGGGGCACTGTTTACGGTCTGTTGTCTCGCCGCTTCGGTGGGGATGCCCAAGCCAGCCAAGCGCTCGCGGCTGCTGGTGTGCCGGGTGCCAAGTACTTGGACGATGGCAGCCGCCAAGCTGGCCGTGGCACTCGCAACTACGTGTTGTATGACCCATCAGTTGCCACCATCACAAAGCGCATCGGGCCACAAGCACCGTGGGAATGATGCGTCTCTGCGCCGATGCCTAAATAACAAAGTTAGGTTCATTCCTGACCGCGACTGATGGCGCGTCTACCGTCTGCCCACTTGAGGGGAAACCTCATGCCCACCTGTTAGGAAGTAACATGGACAACGCAAGTCAATCTGCCGGTCAAGAACCCGTCGCCTTCACTAAGGAGCAAGTTTCAGCCTTAGCGACAGACAAAGAGTTCCGCCGTTTGAAGCCCGGATCACCCGAGTATGCAGCTGCCGTAGAGAAGAAGTTCCCTACACGAGCATCAGCACCATCTTCAGCAAGTGGTGGTAAGGCCCCGGAAGCATCAACAAAGACAGCCGCTGAGTCACAGACTCCAGCATCTGGTTCACCCGATCCAAATGAAACTGTTGAGGGTTTGTCACCCGCAGCGCAGAAGAGACTCAGTCAACTGGCCGCACGCGAACGCGAGCACCGCACAGAACTAGAGAACCTACGCAAGTGGAAAGCCGAGCGTGAGGCCACGGAGACGAAGCAGACACCTGCTCCTAAGTCACCGTCCCCTAACGGTCCGCAGTTTGACAAACCAAAGCCTGAACGCTCTGACCCAAAGTTCAAGACCGTTGCGGAATACGAAGACGCAAGACTTGACTGGACGGCTGAGAAGCGCGAGTTCGAAAGGACACAGGCAGCTGATAGGAAGGCATTTGAGGAGAAGATTCAGACTTCATTCACCAAGTTCCGCGAACGCGGCGCTGAGGTTGAGAAGGAACTAGGTCTTCCCGCTGGTGACTTCGAGTCTGTGATGAACGACCCAAACATGAAGATGTTTGATAGTTCAAGAGCAGCACTCCTTGAATCAGAACACGGTGCACGCATTGCGTATGACATCGGCTCTGACTCGGAATCAGCCAAAGCATTCACCAAAATGAATGCCGCCCAACAGTTAAAGCACATCGGCAAGCTAGAAGCCAAGTTTGAATCTGAGGCACAGGCAAAGCAGTCAAAGGAAACAACACAGAAGACAAACGTCTCTAAGGCCCCTGCGCCTTCAGCGAATCTTCCGCGCTCAACCAACCCAAAGGCAACTGCGGGCTTTGAGTTCAAGCCCGGAATGTCAACGAAGGAATATGAGGCAGCAAGACGTGCGGCGCGTTCGGCGTTAGGCAAGAGAGCCTAAGCCACGCAGTCCATAACAACAACAATCGAGGTTCATTCCTAACATGGTTACCAATTCATTCCAGACAAACGATGTCATCACGTACGAGGCTCTAATCGTTCTTAAGAACGAACTCGGCATGGGCAATCGTTGTATCCGTTCATTCGACGGCTCATTTGGTGTTCAGGGCGCAAAGGTCGGCGACACGATGAGAATTCGTATCCCACCACGCTACGTGACCACTTCAGGTCCAGCACCTTCACAGCAGTCAATCACTGACAATTACGCAGTTCTTCAGGCTAACAACCAGATGAACATCTTCGTAGAGTTCACCAGCAAGGACCGCGCACTTGCAATTGATGACCTGTCAGACCGTTTGATTACACCAGCAATGCGTCAGATGGCTTCCGACATCGACTCACAGGGTGTCATCGCTGCAACTGTCGGCTACTCAGTCAACAACAGCAACTACTTCCCAGCCAACTACGCTGGCACGTATGCTGGTTTTGCACTGTTGGCAACTCCTCTGCTTCCCGGCTCAACCGGTCCTGCTCAGTGGACTGGCAACACGCTAGGTCAGTCAGCGAACAGCGTCCAGACAGCTTCACAGCCATTCTTCAACGCAATGGCACGTCTCGACGAGCAGTCAGCACCATCAGGTGAGCGTTACTGCGTACTGTCACCAGCTGCGTCTGCAACCGTGCAGCCTCAGTTGTTCATCAACTTCAACCCTTCAGCCACCATCAGTGAAATGTTCACTAAGGGTGTGATTGGTCAGTTGGCCGGTGCAGACTTCTACAAGACTCCAAACATTCAGCAGTTCACTTCCGGCACACGTGGCAACGGCACCGTGTCTATCACTTCAAACAACGCCGACGTGGTGTTGTCTGTTGGTGGTATCGGCAACGCAGCGACAGTTGTGCAGGGTGACCAGTTCTGTATTGCTGGCGTCTACGATGTCAACCCATTGAACCGTACCTCAACAGGCTTCTTGAAGGTCTGGACGGTCACGGCAGCTGCAACCGCCAACACTGGCGCTGGTTTGGGCAACGTTGTTCTAAGCGTCTTCCCAGCAATTGCCTACTCAAGCAACGCGGTATTGAATCAGGGCGCAACCTGCGGTTCATTGCCTGTTGCTGGCAACACCGTCACATGGTGTGGTCCTGCAAGCACCACCACTCAGGTCAACCTGATGTACAACAAGAACGCTATCGCGCTCGCTGTTGCACCTCTGGCCCGTGACCTACCCGGTGCAGAAGTCGAAGTGGTCGGCGATGACCAAGACGGCATGCAGATTCGCTACGTCAAGCAGTATCAGGGTTCTATTGACCAAGTCATCGAGCGCTTCGACGTTCTCTTTGGCTGGGCTGTCGTGAGACAGGAACTCGGCTGCCGTATTCAGGCTTAATCGGCTCTGATAACGACAAGAACCCTCTCTTAAAGAGGGCAACAAACAGAACGGGGCGGGTGGAGCAAATCTGCCCGCCCCGTTTTCATTTGAGGCGACCGCATGCAAACCGTATCCGTTGAGTATTTCATTAGACGTTCATTGCGTCTCGTTGGTGTTGGTTCTGATGGTGCAACCACTGGTGGCACACAGGGATTGAATGGCACCATGTTGAATGACGCGCTGTACACACTGAATGAAATCATTGACCACTGGAACACCGATGGTCTGTTGATTCCATCAATGACCATCCTGACCGCGCAGCTGAACAACCCCACCTATCAGCCTGACGGCACCTACTACTACACGATTGGTCCAGACCTGACCAATGGCGCTAACCCGCCATCGTTCACCATGGCCCAGCGTCCGCAATATCTGGAGTTCGCGGCCTTCCGTCAGCCAGCAATCACACCCACGGCTGACATACCTCTGAACATTCTGTCTGCCGATGAGTTTGGCCAGATCCGCACCAAGAACATTCAGAGCATGGTGCCAACTGCCATCTACATGGACGAACAGTGGCCCGTTGCTAACATTTACCTGTGGCCTCTGCCCAGCGTGAATGGCTCGCTCTACCTGAATTTCTGGCAGACACTAAACAGCAACCTGCAATTGAACACCGGCTTGTCCTTGCCACCTGCGTACGCTCGTGCGCTGCGCATTGACTTGGCGTGCTCATTCGCACCTGAACTGGGCAAATCAATTCCACCTGACCTGTCAGCGCTGCTCTTGAGCGTCAAGCGCGACATCAAGTGGAACAACCAGCGCACCACCCGCATGTCTTACCCAGCCGAGTCGCAGGGAGTCTATTCACGTGGTGGCGCTTATAACATCTACACTGATGAGGTTCAGTAAACATGACGATGTTGAGGGGCTTCATAGGTCAAAGTTATTCGTCTAAGAATCCACAGTTTGACTGTTCACGCGCAGTCAACTGGTACCCTTGGGTTGACGAGAATCAGACAGGTAGCAACCAGCAAATCAGTGGCCTCAACTGCCGCTCTGGCCTCACCACGTCTCTAAACGCTGCCGCTCAGGCCACCGTCACCGCCAATGACCCCAATGGCTACGGTCGCGGTGGTTACACCACGACTAATGGCCTATCAATCTTTGTGGTCGGTAAGACCGTCTACATGCACACCGGGGCCTTCTTCCCATATGGTGCGGTGGTCATCGGCACGCTGTTGACTTCACGCGGTCAGGTGTCCATCAAAGACAATGGCCAGCAGTGCGTCATTGTTGATGGTCCTTATGGCTACTACTTCAGCGTCAGCGCCCCAACTGCTGGATTGACGCAAATCAATGACCCAGCCTTCTACGGTTCCAACTTCGTTGACTACTATGACGGTTACTTCATCTTCGCGAAGCCCGGCACCACGCTCTTCTATTGGTCAAGTCTCTTCAGCGTCGGACCATTCAACGCGCTGAACTTCGCCAGCAAGTCAGGCAACGCCGACCCTATCGCGGCCTTCTTCGTGCTCAACCGCCAGCTGTGGCTGCTGGGCACACAGACCAGTGAAATCTGGTACGACGTTGGCGGCACAACCACCTTCCAACGTCTTCAGGGACCATACAACGAGGTGGGTATCCTTGCCCCTAACACTCTGGCCAAGTCAGAGATTGGTGCCTTCTGGGTGGCTCAGAGTGAGCGCGGCGGCGCAACGGTGCTGATGACTGTTGGCAACGGTGTGCAGAAGGTCTCAACCCTCACCGTTGACTACAAGTTGCAGGAATACGGGGCATACATTACCCGTTCAACCGGCTACTGCTACCAAGAGAACGGCAGCTTGTTCTACGTGGTGAATCCTTACAACGGCACGAGTTCATGGGCGTATGACGCCACCGTCACCAACATTTTGGGTCTGAACACATGGCATGAGCGCACCTACACCGTGCAGCCATGGCAGAGCAGCATCAGCGTTCCAAACGGCACGCAACAGCGTTGGCTGCCTGACTTCACATGGTTCTATAACGGTCAGGTGCTTTGTGGTGACTACAGTCAGCCAATGGTCTACGCCATTGATGGCACCAATGCGACTGACAACGGTGCCTACATCAACCTGCTGCGTCAGGCCCCGCACATCAGCAACGAAATGAACCTTATCTTCTATTCAAGGTTCCGTTTGCTCTGTCAGACCGGCATTGGCAGTTACATCAACATCAACAACACAACGAGCACCGAGACGCAGAACACCTTGAACGTTCATGCCTCTACGGTTCCCGGTGGCTGCACCAACTACGGTTATGCGGCCTCTGCTGCCTTCTATGGCGGCGCGGGCTTCGGCACCCTCTCACCCAACAGCGCCGTCACGTTCAACGTGTCAGCGATTGCTGAGACTGAGACGGGATTGGGCACCACGCCAACGGGCTTTGACTTGTGGATCGCCAACAGTTCGTTGACCCCAGCACAGACGGCATTCAACTATCTGGAGTTCATTGACGGCCGCGCAAACGTTCAAATCTACTTCGCCAGCGCAGCCACCTACACCGCGAACAGTCCAAGTGCGGGCATTGCTCACTTCCACTGGAACCCATACCAGACGCAATACAACTCGATGGTGACGGCATGTAGCAATCCTATCGTTGCGAATGTGCTCTTTGACTACAACGTCAGCAGCACCTTCACCACCAGCGTAGTTGATAACCCACAGGTCATGCTGTCTTGGTCTGATGATGGCGGCTACAACTACAGCGATGAAATATCAATGCCAGTGGGTCAAACCGGTCAATACGGTGGCCCAGTTGAATGGTGGCGTCTGTCCTATGGGCGCAATCGCGTCTTCAGGGTGCGCTATGCATCTGGTGCACTCAGCCTGTTTGGTGCAGCAATCGAATTTGAAGCAATGAAGGTGTAACCATGGCCACCACTCCGGCACTGACGCCAACACCGCCATGGCAGACACCAATCGCTGACAAGAAGGGCAACCTGACGCCCCCATGGGTCACTTACTTCCAAGAGATTAGTGCAGCGCTTGCCAACACTGGCGGCAGTGGCAACAACACGGTCACGTCAAGCTACGCACCCATCTTGGCTGACCCATCTGCCCAGCGTGTGCAGAACCTTGAAGAGAAGGTCAAGTTCATCCTGACTCAGTCAGCCTCTGCGCTCTCAGTGGGCATACAGGCAGTTGAGACCCAGCAGGCAGCGAACAGCGTCACCACTGCGGCCGACGTGCTTGACCTTATCAACCTGTCTGATATTGCCATCATTCTCAACATCAACATGTATCTGGCGGCACTACCAGACAGCAATGCCAATTTGGACATCTATGTCTGTTGGAATGACGTGCTGGGTGGCAGCAGCACCCCCAACGCGAACATCACGAGCAGCAACAGCAACACTGAATGTGTGCTCCTTGGACCGCCAGCAACGCTGGGTTCAACGCAAGACCTGCAACTGTTGACCATCTACAACGCCGATGTCATCAGCGCCAACCTTGCCATCTATAACAACAGCAGTGGGGTTCCCATTGACGTGCTTGAACGTGTCTTCCTACCACCCGGTTACACGCTCGTGTTTGACGCGGATGGCTTCAAAGTCATGAACGCTTCGGGTGTGCCGCTGAGATAACATGCTAACTCTATTCGCTCCATACCAATCACTGTGCGCCACGGTCAACTGCAACAACAGCAATGTTGTGGTCACTGCGTCGTGGGCACTGCTGAACTCTCTGGGGCTCACACCAAACACCACAACGGCACTGGTCAACAGCAACGCTCAGTTCACCATCGTTGCTCAGAACAACCAGACACAGCTGGTCAGCTTCATGTCGCTGGTCAACGAAGACAGCGCGAACACCCAGCTGGCGCAGGTCATCCTTCAGACCGCAGTCAGCAGCAGTGTCATCTATTCTGCCGTGCTGCCACCCGGTTATGGTCTCTTCTACGTCAATAACTTTGGGTTTCAGCTGCTCGATGCCACGGGCCTCGTTGTGCCCAGCGTCTACAGCGCCAATGCTTCTGCGACCGCCAACGCGGCCTATGGTCAGGCCAACCTAGCGTACGCACAGGCCAACTCAGCCTATGCCGAAGCCAACACCGCGAACGGTCAAGCCAACTTGGCCTATGCGCAAGCCAACGCTGCATACGGTCAGGCCAACTCTGCATATGGCCAAGCCAACTCAGCGTACGGACAGGCCAACTCAGCATATGGGCAGGCCAACTCAGCGTATGCAGAAGCCAACGCGGCCTATGCGAAGGCCAACAGCGATGGTGTATACGCGAACGGAACCGTGGTTCAGTCCAACACCAGCAACCTGAACTTCAACAACACGGCCACGGTCAACGTCTCTGTCAGCGCCAATGGTGCGACCCAGAGCAACATTGCATTCACCGCGAACGTTGATGCCATTCTGGCCAGCGTCGCATCAGGCAACACCAGCAATATCAACGTCACGCAGGAAGCCAACGGACAGGTACAGATTGACACCAGACTGGTGGCCTCTGGCGGCAACGGTGGTGGCGGGGGTGTCTACTACAGCAACAACTACATCAGCAATGCCAACATCACGCTGGGTGCGTTGACGCAGAACACTCAATATACCTACTACAGCGTGCCCAACGTCGGCATTGGTCTTGTCACTCAGCTAAGCATCGTTGCCAACACGGTCGCGGCGGATTGGGACTTAGTGGTGCGTGGTGGTTCGAACAGCAACGCCCAGCTGTACCTTGCAGCCAACGGCATTGCGGTCAACACCTACACCATCACTTACCCATGGTATTACACCAGCCAGACAGCCAGTGCTGGTGACCAAACGATGTACATTGGCATTCGCAATGACCTGAGCACCAACACCCTCTTCAATGTGGCCTTCCTTGAGGTGGTGCAGTTCCAAGCCAACGCGAACATCTACGCCAACAGCGTGGCACAGACCGCCATGCTGTTTGAGCAGTTCACCGCCACAACTAATCAGTCAGTCTTCAACCTGACCAACCTGCCACCCGGCATCAACTATGTTGACGTGACCCGCAACGGTTTGCAGCAGCTGCCAACCCTACACTTCACGCTCAGCGGCACCACCCTAACGTTTACCAGCAACTGCGTGGCTGGTGACCAGATTGGTGTGCAAGAGGCTATGGCGTCCTACGTGTTCGCTCTGGCAGCAGTGGCAGCTAACGGCACACTGGTCAACGGTGGCGGCAACGTCAATTTCAACAACACTGCCACCGTCAATGTAGTGGCGTCTGCGAACGGCGCGACCCAGAGCAACATTGCGTTCAATGTGCTGCTGAACAGCGCCAACACAGACCTGCTGTTCAACAACAACGGCAACATCGCGGGCACGGCCAACATTCAATACAGCAATGTGAATGGCTTGGTTATCACCACGCCAGTGACCATTGATGCTGGGCCGGGTCAGGAAGCCTTGTACATCGGCGCAGCCAACAACGAGTATGGCTTGCAGATTGCTGGCAACTCGAACGTTGGCAACTCTCTGGGTCTCTATGTTGGCGCAGGCACCAACGCCAGTGACTATTGCGCACAGTTTGTGTCAGCCAATGGCGCTTGCAACTACCTGACCATCACGGGCGCAGGTGTGTCAGTCAACAACGTCCCATTCATTCCTGTGTGGACAAAGGCCACGATTGCCACCGGTTACAACGGCAATATCAGCCCATACAACCCCGTGAGTTATTGGGTGGACCCGTTTGGCATCTGTCACTTGAAGGGTCTGCTTGAACCCAACGTCAACACCACGCTGGCTTCTGCCACATCAGTCAACGTTGCCAATGGCTTCCCCGTACCCGCGAATCTGACAACGTTCAGCGTGATAGCAGGCAACACGCAAGGCACCACGGGTGGCATCCGTGCGCTTTTGTGGAACAACAATGCGTTGCAGCTTATCTGCACCGCCAGCCCACTCGGCAGCACAGGCAACCTAAACTTTGTCAGCTTGGACGGTTGCAGCTACAACACCCTCATTGCTCCATAAGGTTCCATCATGACAGTTCAAGTAATAGATGCCTCACAAATGAATGTCGCTTATCCATGGACAAGCGCCACGGTGAACACTTCCTATAACGGCGCGGTCGCGACATACAACCCCGTGAGCTATTGGGCAGACCCATTCGGCATCGTGCACATCAGAGGCGTGTTGATTGGTGCCGTGAATGTTGCAGTGTCAACGTTTCAATCCGTGAACATCGCGAATGGCTTTCCACTGCCTGCCAACAACAGCCGTTGGAACTGTGTGTCAGCAAACAACACTGGGGCCACCGTCACCTATTGCGTCACGGGTGTTCAGATGTTCCCCAACGGTGCGATGCAGATTGCAGGCAGCACAATGGGAACAGGAGCGGGCAGCAACGTCTTCTTCATTTCACTTGATGGTCTTAGCTACTCAATCAACGGCTAAGCCCCTAAATATCACACACCCTTAAAGAGAATCACATGGTATATCGCACCGGCTCAATCATCGCAGCAAACTGCATGAATCTTGTCTTCAGCAACCTGTTCAGCGACATGGTCAATGTGGGCTTTGTGTTCATCAATGCGAACACAAGCAACGCTGGCCCCGCCAACACTTCTTCTGTGTGGTCTTGGTACAAGTCACCCGGTGCCAACAATGCCATTGGCAATGACTGGTACATTGGAATAGCAACGGACGTGACAGCGCAAACCAACTGCTACTTCACCATTGCAGCCGGTTATAACACCGTGACTCAGAACAGCGTCACGGGCTTCCCACCAGTGGCTGGCTCTATGCCTTGCGCCAACGCTGCCAACACGCTGGCATCTGGTCAGGGTGCCAACACCTGTAACAACTCCGGCAATGTCTGTACGATGGGATACATCACCTCCTTCCCAACCACCGGCAACGGCATGCTGTTCTATTACAGCGTGCTCATTGACCGTGTGATTATTAGCTGCGCCAACACCAGCACACCAAGCAACGGCGGCGCTTGGTATATGGGCACTTACGATTCATTCATGCCACTCACCACAGACCCATATCCCTTGGCACTTGCTAACGTTGCTGCCGTGGCAGCATCCCAGAACTTTGCCAATGTTACCGGTGGACTAAACTTCATCGGTATCTCAGAGCCAGCCAATACAACAACCACAACAACCAACTTCTTGATGGGTGCCTGTTATACGTGGAACCAGATTCCCGGTCTTGACCCTTATCTGACAGCAGGTGCGCTGAGTGCGGGAAGGTATCCATTCTGCCGCATTGGCGTTAGCGGTAGGGGCACAGTCTCTGGCACTGCTGGATTCAGAGGATTGCTCAGAGACTGCCTTGGCTCTTCTGTCCCATCCCCTCAGCGTGGTGACACTCTGTCCTACACCTTCAACGGCACCACCTACAACTACACATACTTTGGTTCTGGTAGTCAGCTGATTCCTGCGGGCATCGGGCAGGCTTTTACACCTTGGGTCGCGCAGATATAACATGGCAAACGCAAATGTCTGTGTGATGTATACGCTGGCCAACACTGCCAACACGGTTGGCTGCCGTCAGCTGTTCAATGGCTTTCTGACCATCAAAGCCAACAGCGTGGCGGGCAACATCAACTGCAATCAGCTGGTGGGTGGCACCATCTACCAGTTCAGCGCCGTGGCACTCCAGAACACAGGTGCTCAGAGTTCCAGCGGCACAGCCAATGGCGTTGGTGGCAACTTCAATGAAGTGGGTGAAGGTGCTGCAAACTACCTCACCGCCAATGGCCAGCCACAGCCATGGATATGGATTTACTACGTGTTGCCTGTGACCCCTAGAACTGTGCAGCCCAACCTACCAAGAGCAACAACATTCCCGAGAATCCCATGAGCACAAACAGCGATGACAACAGGGACGTGCTGCTAGGCGTTCTCAGAGACCAGAACAAGGTGCTGCTAGATCAGAGCCAGATGCTGGGCAGCCTTGATGCTACGGTCAAAGGCATTGACAAGAAGCTGGACGTGTCCATCGAGACCACCAGCAAACTGGACAGCCGCGTCAATGAACTTGAAGCGTCCCACAACCGAATGAAGGGCAGGGCCACCGTGTGGGGTCTGGTTGTTTCAGCAGTGGGCAGCGCCCTTGGCTGGTACATCGGTTCCCGCCACTAACACCTAAATAAGCAACTGACTAGAGAGAACAAGAAGAATGACAATTCAGACAATTCCAATGCCGTTCATCAAGAGTCAATTCTTTGACGCTAACGGTGTTCCACTCAGCAACGGCACAATCAACACGTATTCTGCCGGTACGCTGAACAACGCAGTAACTTTCACCACCAGTGGTGCGACTGCGAACAACCCAAACCCAGTGGTGCTAGACAGCGCTGGGCGCGGGGATGTCTTCCTACAGGCCAACATCAGCTACAAGTTCATTGCCTTTGACCAGTTCGGCACGCAGCAATGGGTTGAAGATAATATTGGCTGGGGAACTGGATTGCTCAACGGTGCAGTGCTCATCGCGACTGAGCAGACGGTCACCGGCAACAAGATATTCAGCGGTCTAACTGCCTTTGGTCCCGGTGCCAACACCGAGTATGACTCAGGCATCTATGACGCTGTCTTTGGCTCTAATTCTACCTCTGTCGGTGGCTTCGAAGTCATCGGCACGAAGTCAGCGAACATCAGCCTGACCACATCGGAAGGTGTGCTGAATGGTGGCTTTGGCTACAACACAGCCACAGACACGCTGACCATCTTCTGCGGTGGCACACCTGTTGGCACCATCACCAACACGTCAGTCAGCTTCCCCGATGCGGCAACCTTCACGGTCAACGGTCAGGTGCTTCTGACCAATGCATCTGTAATACCAGTCAGTCAGGGTGGCACAGGTCAGGTCACACAGCCTAATGCGCTCTTGGCTCTGACCCCATCAACCACCGGCAACACGGGCAACGTGCTGACCGTCACCGGTGCCAACACTATTGCGTGGCAGACCGGCCCCGGCAAGCCCGTCTTCTTGGCAAGTCCTTACAGCTTCTTCAGTGGCGCATCAGAAGTCAGCTGGACTTCAGTTAATGCGAACTCATCAGCGGGCATTCCGCTTGGCGTCTCCGCAGTCATCATTGATGGCTTTGGCGATGGCTTGCAGGGCGGCTCAGCGGCTGGTGGCACGGTTGACTTGGCCTTTGCCTGCTACCGCATCAGCACCAGCTACGGCAACGCATCGAACAACCCACAGACAGACACACGCATCCTGTGCGCTGCGGGCACTCAGAACTACGGCGGCATCATGTCTCAGGCGGGCTACAACCCCGGTGCAGAGTATCCATTGAATGCGAATGGCATCTTCCAGTTCATCGTTCCAACATACAACAACGGCGGCAATGGTGGGTGGCAATCACTCACGCTGCGCATCGTCGGTTACATCCCATAAGCCATGGCATCAACCTTCACACCAACACCACTGGTTCCCGGTGTATTGCTGACCGCTGGTGTCACCACTTACTACACCGTGCCAGTGGGTGAAACGCTTCAGATTAATCAACTAAGCGTCACCAACACAGACGGTTTGGCTCATGCCTGCTACGTCTACCTGTGCCCAACGGGTGCACTGGCGGGGCCATCTTCACTCATCTGGTCTGGCACGTTAGCGCCGGGCCAGCCATTCAGCGTCTATCAAGCCATCGGCGCGATACTCGGCGCGGGCAGCACCATTCAGGCACGCAGCGACGCATCAAGCGTTGTCAGCTTGCAAGCTGGTGGCGTGCTATTCACTTAAACAACGAGAACAAGAAAGACATGGGATGTTCAACAGTCAAACAACTAGCAGACCAGCTAGGACTAAAAGAAGGGATCAATGTAGACATTGGCACTGACCTTCACGGCGCTGGTGTGTCTATCAAAGTCACGCCATTCAAGAAGGGTATGACCTGCATTCAGCACAAGCACGCTTACGCGCACTTGTCTGTGCTGCTCTCTGGGCGTGTCATTCTAAAGACTGACGCCTATGCCGTGACCCTCGATGCATCTGACAAGCCAGTCAGCGTGGTCATCGAGGCAAACATGTTGCATCAAGTCACCGCACTCACGGATGCCGTATGGCTCTGTGTGAATAGAGAGGTGGCTTAAGATGCCATGGGGTGCAGTAGTTGGTGGGGTGCTCTCTGCCGGTGCTGGTCTCTATGGGGCCAGCCAGCAGGCCGGTGCTGCCACAACAGCCGCCGGTGAGCAGGAACAGGCCGCACTGGCACAGGAAGGACTGTCTAGCAACATCTTCAATGCGACTGCTGGAATGCAGTTGCCATCGCGTGAACTGGGTGGCTATGCGCAGAGCCAGCTTGCCTATCTGATGGGGTTGACACCAAATCTAGACATCAGTCCTGACTTCAGCACACCAAACATTCAGTTCAACGGCACCAATGGACAGTCAAGCCTGTCATGGAATGGCCCAGCATCAGGCTACAACTGGAACAACACAGGCCCCGGCAACCCAACCAGCCCATCACTGTCACCCAACATTCAGCCAGTCTATGGCCGCACGACTGGTGGCAGTCAGTCACCGGGCACGCTCACACAACCCGGTTCACTGGGTGGAAGCAATCTAGGTGGCACCACTTACAACCCAAGCGTTGCACCAACGAGCACAGCAGGTGGTCCAACCACAGCGGGTGGTCTTGGCTACGGTGGCCTTGAGAACCCATACAATCCTTCAACCTTCTTCCTGTCACCTGACTACAACTTCATCAACACTCAGACGCAGCTTGCGGCTGCTCGTGCGGGTGCGGCCTCTGGTCAGACAGGCTCAGGTGCTCAGCTTACGGCTGCCATGCAATACGCAAGCGGCCTTGCAAGCACTGACTTCAATCAGGCTTACGAGAACTCACAACAGACTCAGAGCACGCTGTTCAACGAACTGAACGCACTGGGCACGGGTGGACAGGTTGCCACGAACTCAACGCAGAGTGGTTTGAACACACTGGGCTCATCTGGTGCATCGGCACTCGGTGGCTACGGCAACGCAGCAGCTGCGGGCACCATCGGTGCTGCCAATGCATACGGTTCAGCAATCAACGGTATCGGCAACAACGCAGGCACGTTGGGCTCGCTCTATGCGATGTATAACAACCCCAACAGCCCATACAACACAGCGAACCCTGCAACCATTACACCGTACGGTGGTGGTCCATCTAATCAGGCAACGATGTACGCGACACCAGACGGCAATGGTGGCTTTACGTACTCAGCACCACCAACAGGTTAATCATGGCAGACCTAGACCCAACAATTGCACTTCAAGGGATGTACACAACACATCCCACAACCCCAATTCCATTGGGTAATCAGATTCAACAGGCTGCACAGACTAACCTTGCGGCACAGCAAGGTGCGCTCACTCAACAGGAGACGCAGAGTGCACAGCTGAAGAACCAGATTGAAGCGCAACAGTACAAAGACGCGCAGATTCTTGCACAGTCTCAGGTGGCTGCGTTCTCTGCCGCTGCGCAGGCTCAGCAGCAGCCCAACCCTGATGGCTCGATGCCTGTCACCAAGCCCGGTGTCAATCCTAAGTGGACCGTAGCACCCAATGACCAGTACCTAGATGAGAACGGCAACCCAGTCAGTCATGTTGACGGTCCAATGTTCTCACCCTCTGGCCGTCCTAACATGTTCTCTAGTGACATGATTAATTCAGTCACCAAGGATGCCATTGCGAAGGGTGCGAACCCATCAACCGTGTTGGCATGGGCAGCTGGTCAGATTCAGAAGGGTCAGGAATTCGATGCGAAGAATGTAGACATTCAGTCAAAGTTGGCAGCAATACAGACATCCCAAGCAGACCTAACGGCGAAGCAAGATGCACACAGACAAGCTGTCAACGAAGAGACCGCCAACCAAGCATATCTGGGCTTTAGCACCAGCGGCGCTACCCCATTGACAGCAACTCAGCTGCTCAACGACATGCCCAACTATTGGGCACCTAAGTTGCAGCAGGCTGGTGTGAAGGTTCAGCAAGACCCACAGACTAAGTTGTGGTCTGCCGACACACAGAACCCTGCCTTCTTGGGCACGTTCCAGAGCGCTGCACAGAACTCACCAGCTGCCGCACAGGCTGCGAAGCTGAAGAATGAGACCATGACCGCAGAGGCTGGCGCTGCATCTTCACGCGCCTCAGCGGGGGCTACGAACTTGGCCACCGCACAGGACTTGGCCTTCCAGAATCCAACAGCCGCTGCACGCGACCCAGTCGTAAGGCAGGCATTGGGCTTGAATGGCGATGCTGCGCATGATGCACCAATCATCGCTCAGGCTGCTGCTGCCTCTAAGGCACGCGGTGCCTCTGCTACAGCCACAGCCAGCCAGACCGAGACCGCCAGCAAGGTCGGCAGTGCGGTTGGTTCTGCTCAGCAGGCCATCGTGGGTCAGCAGTCAGTCATTGACGAGAATAACAAGACGATTGCGGCAATTGACCGTCTCACGGCCAAGGGCAACAAGGGTGGTCTACCAACCAGCGTGCTGGGTGACCTTAATACCAACTTCGGCAATGACCCTGACTATGCACAGGTTCGTGAGGCTGCGAAGTTTGCCAACGTCCAGCGTATCAGTCAGACGCTTTCAGCCGCAGGTGGCGGCACGGGCTCAGCCCGCGCAATGGGTCCATTGCTGGAAGCAACACAGGATGCAACCAAGATCAGCAAGTTGCCTCTGGCCACACTGCGTGACCAGCTGAACACGGCTAACCAGATTGCATCTGACAACATCGGCTTGAAGAAGCAGGAACTAGAACGTGCCAACGCTCAGGGTCAGAACCTGCCAACCCCAGTGACCGGCACCGCACCACAGAGTGGCGCTGCATCTAAGGGTCTTGCCGGTCGCACTGGCAACCTCGATGATGTGCGCTCATTCGCCACCAAGAACCGCATGACCTTTGATGAGGCGTATGAATACCTCATCAACCACGGCGCGAAGATTCAGTAATGGGTGCCTTTGATGACATCAACGTTGCTGCGCCCGCAGCAGCTGCTACACCAGTATCTGCACCAGTGCAGCAGGCTGGTGCGTTCGATGACATCCCTGCAACCGGTGCCATTCGTCCAGAAGCACCAGCAGTGCCACCAGCGAACCCATTCGATTCACTTGACGCATTCGCCAACACCATGGCGCAGAACATCGGCACGCATGACTACAACCTGCTGACCGCTGCACAGAAAGTCAATTCACTTCTGCCTGCGTGGCTCGGTGGCAGTTCTGTTGAAACTCAACAGGCGGCAACTGCGCAATCACAGAAGGACAACCCAACAGCGACTACAACCGGCCAGATTGCTGGTGTGGTGGGCTCCGCTGTTGTGGGTGGAACCGCAGCCAAGGCAGCTGCCACCGCTGCTGGGCTTGGCTCTGCCGGTGCTTCACTTGCTGGCTCAGCAGGTGCTGGTGCCGCAGCGATTCCTGACCATCCACTATGGGGCGCTGGGG